GGTTTGTACTGCTGCGCGTCGGAACCATAGAGGGCGATCTCGCGCACGTCGGCCAGGGTTTCCACGAATTTGCGGATGTTGTACTTCAGGAAATTCGAGCAGAGCGTGGAGGTGGTGCGGTCATTGAAGATGCCGTCGAACAGACGCATGTTGGAGCCGAGGTTCTTGTAGGAGCGCTGGCCGGAGATGTAGCCTTCGCCTTCGCGGATCTGATCCTCGATGGCGCCCATACGGCGCTCAGGCGTGGCTTCAAACGGCGGGATCTGCCACGACGCGGTATCGCGGTCCACGCCCTCGTTGAAGACGATACTCATGAATTCACACTTGTCCCTTCAGACTCCACACATTCCCTCACACTCCAGTGTGAACATATTGAATTGCCGTTCATGGCGAAATTCGACCTCAGCCAACGGTTTACAGGTGCGATGGGCGAACATCTGCGCATCCATATTCCGATTAACAATGGCTCCATCTATGCGCAGGGATTCATCGAGCTTGACAGCAAGTTCCCAGTCTTCCGGAACGGCCTTGACACGCATCCATTCCGCGTCTGAATGAAATGGACAGTAGACGCAGGCCGACCGTGGCACCTCGTGCGGAACCTTGATTTCGAGGTAATGCAGGCAATGAGCGCGGGTCCATCCGCGATCAATCAGCGGGAAATGTGGATGTTTGAGCCGCTCTTTAATGCCAAGTGTGCGCCGTGCTTCATCAAGAGAGATGCCGAAGTATTGGTGAACCGTGATGGTTTTCGGAATTCGCTGTCGTGGCTGAAGTCCAACGATGTCGCGCCGGATACACCGTTCGACGACTTCCATCTTGTATTCTTTGGAGCACTGACGACGTGTCTGGCCAATCTCGCCATCTGGTTTCAGCGTGAAAAACGGGACCGCCGCGAATCGCGTGCGCTTGCCATACTTGGCCGATTCAACCATAGACAAGGAGTGACTCAATCGCCCCTTAGATCGCACCAGAATCGGCGGCCCGTTCAACCCTTGCAGCCATTCCAGATGCTTATAAACCGCCTTCGGTTCGTCCTGTGTGTCGGCAAAGACGGCGTAATCGAGATGCAGTGCGCCTTCCATCGCCAGCAGGTACACCGTCGTGGACTGAACACCGGCACCGAGCGACAGGATGTGATGTTCCAACTTCATTTTCCATCCTCATAGGCTTCACTGTGCTGGAACGAGACGCGCTTCAGCTGGTTCTCGCGCTCCCGGCGATCCATCTGCTCCAGAGCATTGCGGCAGAACTCGCGCGTGATGGCATTCGGGGACGCGATCATGCGTGCGCGAATATCGCTGCGGATGATGGCGACGAGCGGCGCTTCAAACATTTCCCGCTCGACGTCGGTCCTCTCTTCATCGCGGCGTTCCTGCGCGCGCAGCTTCTCCGACCAGATCTCGACCTCGTGCGCGGAGCGGCAGACGACTTTCTGAAAACCCAGTTTCTCTAACACTGCAGGCACCGGGTATTGTTCCGGCAGGCCGACGACGACGCGATCGAGTTTTGCCGAGTGCCAGAACACCACCGCCATCGCCCGGTGCGCTGGCTTCGCCAAATATTTCGGCACATAGACGCCGGCGGCGGTTTGCTTGAACTGCACCCGTCACCTCTTCCGGCGTTTCGATGGTTTGCCCGAAACAGAGCGGTGTTCCATCTGCGCCTTCTTCATGCGGTCGCGGCCCAAGCGGCCCGGAAAATGACGCACCATGAAGGCGCGGCCGTGGTCAGGACGTTTACGACTGGATCGTGCCATGGGTTGTTCTTCCTTTGGAGTGCCGTTTCATTGCCAACATATACCAGACATCAGTCACCTATGGAAACCGAAGCGAGTTCAGGATAGGACCGGTCGATATCCAGGTGTTCGCCCGTGATCACGGTGTACTGCTTATGGGACCGGGACTGCAACACCTCGAGGTGATGTCTGGAGATGTAGGGCATCGCCGCCGCACGGATCCGGTCATCGTGTTTTCCGGCCTGGTGTTCGAGTTTCGTCTTGCCGGTAAGCGACAACTTGCGTTCGTAATCGCCGAGCTCACGGATCAGAAACGGGGAGCGCGGCAGATACCATCCATTATTGATGGCGTCGACGAAGCGGTGGGTCATGAACGGCACGCTCCAGGTGTTGGAAAACCATCCTTCTTTATGGCCTTCATTTTCTTTCACCTTCTTCGAGTCGTAGCGGACCATGCGGTGCTGCCAGGTAAAACCCATCAGCTTCAGCTGCAACTGGCAGTCGTCGCCGGGCTTCATGCGCTGTTCGATGACGAACTTCACCCCGCGGGGGTCCTTGGTCTGAGCGCCGTACCAGGCCCCCAGACAGGCGGCAAAGCCGACCATCTGGGGCGGGTTGACGCGGACGGAAGCGAATTCGGCCACCTGGACGTCGGGATAGTTATCCCGCGAGGACCGGGTGACATTGCAGACGGCGCGGTCTTCATCGTCGTGGCCTAAGCCATCGGCGGTATCGATACCGATGGTGTAATCCTTGTCGGGTTTCGGCTCTTCAAACACCAGCAACTTGTCGAAGGACTCCCGTTCGTTGCGGTCGTCGAACGGTTTCAAGGGAACCAACGTCCAGCAATAGTGCTGATCGCGGTGCGAGGTCCACTCGACAGTGATCCGTGGGGACTCCCAGTCGATCTGATCGTCGTCGGGCTCGAAGCCGTCGTCGATCTGGGGGCCGACGATGGCGTACACCTGATAGGCTTTCGGGCGCGCTTTCGCCATCACTTCGATTTTTTCAGGATCGAAGACGAGATCGTTTTTCCCGGTCAAGGCCTCGACGTCGTCGGCCGGCATCTGGGAGAGCCAGATCCGCTGGGTGCGGGTTTTCGAGGCGGCGAGGTAATTGAATTCCCAGAACCACTGCTGGAAGCGCGGCATTTCGTAATCGTGGCCGCAGATCTGGGCGAGCACCGGGGTGGAGCGGATATAGAACTCGCAGCGGCGGACGTGCTTGCGGGTGTCCTCACAGGGGATCCAGTCTTCGGGGATCGGAAACTTCTGGAGCCAGTCGGCTTCCGGATAGAGATCGGTCGCTAAAGGCCAGGGCAGAAACAGCGGTGCCAAGCGGGCGCGGCCGCGCGGGAAGTCTTCTTTAATGGCGCGCCAGTAGTCGGCCTGCCAGCCGGTGGAGCCGTTGCCGGTGCCTTCAAACACCTGAAAGAGTTTCCGGGTGGGGTGGGTGGCGCGCAGCAGGCCTTCTTCGATCACTTTCTTGGGATTCGGGATATCGCCGACCTCGGAAATATGGATCGAGGTCGGGGTCCAGCCCTGCGCAATACCCGTCGGTTGCATACCGGATTGAATCGATAAAACGCTGCCGTTGTTCCACTCCATCATCTTGCCGACGCGTTCCATGGTGCGCTGGGGCACGAGCCACCACGGACAGCGTTCGTAGCAGATATTGAGGATGCGCCCGATCAATTCGGACTTATCGGCCTGGACCGACGCCATGACGGCCTGCACGTTGCCGATAAAGAGGAGCCGGTGCAAAAACTTCAGCGCGACGCGGGTGGAGATGCCGACCTGGCGGGCTTTCAGAAGGAACAGTTCGATGGCGACCTCGAGGTTTTCGAAGTGGGCGACGACGGCGTCAAAGGCTTCCTGGGACTTGCGGGGTTTGAAGCGGAAGATCTCGCCCTTCTCGTCGCAGATATAGGCGTAGCGGGTGACGAAATAATTCTCGTCGATGGAACACAGGATCTGTTCGTTTTCGACCCAGGCCCGGATCTCATCCAAGCGCGCTTTCTTCAGCCGGCGGTTCAACTCGATGTAGGTATTTTTCGAGTTCGACTCGGTTTTCGTGATGGAGTCGATGTAGGCCTTGAACTCGTCGACCTGGGCCAGGGTATGGTAGACGGGTTCCCAGTGGTGGCGGCGGGCAAAGGCGGCGCGTTTCCGCTCGATGATGCGTGTGGCGTACATGGGTTAAACTCCCTCGAAGAGGGGCTGGCGGATCGGGACCGGTATCCAGCGGATGGGACATTGGGTGGCATCCCACTCATCCATCAACTGGCGGGGCGATTTCCGATACGTTTGGTGGTTACGGGCAATCGATGCGGAATCGAGAGAGTGGAACGGGTAAATCGAGTCTGCGAGCTGCATGCCCCGCAGCATGTGGATGTGGCATGGCGGAGCACCGGAACCTTTGCAAAGAAAGTTGAACGTCTCGTTCATGCGGTTGTTCCAGGCGTTGGTGGAAATATCGGCAAATGCACCAGCGGAGCCGAAGCAGATCCGTTCGAAGTTTCGCGAGAGACGTTCCAGTCTCGTCAAGGATTCGTCGATGTGCCAGACCGGGGCGGCGCGGCGGTAAGATCCCATCTGGACGAACCACTCGGCAAGCAGGCGATCATTCAAAACTTCGCCACCATCGACGACATCGGGAATCACCGCCCACGTCGTCGCTACCTCGAGCCACGGTTTCACCCACTCGTAGTACGGTGACCAGTCTTTGCGATTTCCATTGCGCTTCCAATGGGAATAGGCACCGTTATCGAGCATGACGGACTGGCCGATGCGGTGGCAGAGTTCGACGTCGCGGCTGTCTTCCAACGAGACGCAGAACGATTTACCGGCGAGGGTGTACAAGACGCTGCGCGGGGTAATGGGCGTTCCATAATAGTGCATGGTCATGGCGCCACCGCCGTCACTTTCACGCCCTGATGCCAACCCGTGATTTCCACCTCACACCTGAAGCGCCGTGCCGCTTCATTGGCAATGACTTCCTGAAAGACGCCTTCCCGTGTTTGGTATGGCTCAAAAAATTCCAAGATCGTTTCGACTTCGATGATCACGTCGGTGGAGACGGCAAGCCCCGCGGGGGCGGCGGGGCTGATGAGCGGCGATATGATCGTGGCGCTCGACGGTACGGCGGTGACCGGCGCCGACGATCTGATCCGCATCCTCACCGGCGAGCGGATCGGCCGCGCCCTGGAGATCGAAGTGCTGCGCCTCGGCAAGCGCCGGCGCTTCCGCCTGGTGCCGGGCGAGCGCAAGGCACGAGCATGATCCCGGGCTCACCGTGACTATTCAGACGGCTGCTGCGCAGGCCGACGGCGAAGTGTGGCGATGAGCT